TCTTCAACAGCTTCTAGAGCACCGGGTCCCCTTTCGGCAAAACCTTTCAATTGAACGTTGTTTAATGGTTCACTTTCATTATAACTGAATTGATAATTTTTTATTTCTGCCATTGTTCTGTCATATTCAGGTAATTTTTTCTGACGATCCATTTCATCTTTAGCGCCAGCTAAACCACCAACCTTTTCTGCTTGATTCAGGCCTTTACTTAAATCAGAATCTGCGGCTTCATAACCAGAAGGATCTTTTAACATTTTCCAAAACGCCCATGCGGTAATTGCTCCGGCTGCAAGACCCATCAATCCTAATCCAAGAGGACTAATCAAAAAAGTACCTAATTTTGCTAAAAGTTTTAAAGGTCCAAGTGGACCCAAACTAAATGCCGACAACACACCTTTAATCAGAGTGCTTATGCCATCAATAACTGACATAACACCTTTGATCGCATCACCAATCAAACCAGTTACTATTCCCAAAATAGTTGATAATAAACCAGAACCATTATCGGCCTTTGTTGCTGTTGCTGTAGTAGTTGATGTTTGTTTTTTTCCTGTAATAGCTTCAATCAAAGCTTTGTGCCTTCTTTCTCTTTCTAATTCTTGTTCTTCTTTAAAATTGCCTTCTCTTGCTCTACGTTCAGTATCATTGTCGTTTGTTGTTTTTAGTAATGTGTATATCTTAGAAAGAATATCCATCACATTATTATCAGAATCCAACGTGTCTATTTTTGTGGCTGTAGCACCAACTTCTTTTGCTTTTTTGGTACCAGAAAAATATTGAATATCTTGTTGGGTTCTACCGAGCATGCTACCAAGTAAAGCAGGTGCAAATTTAGAACCACCGGTCATAAACTTGGCAATATTTAATGGATCAAATTTCTCACTAAAACCTTTAGACCTTGCTTTAGATTTATCAGATAGTGTTGCTTTTATGGCTGAACCTACGCCTTGACCTTCCGACAATTTTTCAGTCAGATATGAAATATAAGATTTTTCTCTTATCTTTTTGGCTTCTTGATAGTTCATGTTGATCTAGCTTTCTTAATCAGAGGATTGGTATCATCCTCTTTTTCTGGCACATTACTGGCCGTTGTTTTATTACTTATATTGGTATTATTTACACTTTTACTGGTTGCTGGAGATTCCTGAAAAGATTTCTTTAATCCCATGTTCTCTTTTGTTTCTGAATCAATTTTATTACCTGACGATACAGGCGGAACAGCAGTAGATTTATTACCTTGCATATTTTTTAATCGGTCAGCGTCTAATGCGGCACCTACTTGTTCAGGAGAATTATGAGCTACGTTACCCCCAATACCAGAATAATATGAATCACCTTTTTTTAATTTTTTCTTGCCAACGTCCATATCATATGGTATACCAACAGAAGCAAACTCTTTAGCTAATTCTAATATTGCACCATCTCGGTCATCACTTCGACCTTTTACATATGCATCTACTTTTTTTCGATTTTGACCAATTAATCCATTAGCAAATAACATATCTTGTGTGGCTGGATCCAAATAAGTTGTTTCTGGATCTATTTTTAATTTTTCAATTAAACCTTTCATAGTACCAGGAATTATTTGATATTTACCCACAGCAAAAAGTCTATCAGGATCACCTTGTTTTAATGCACCTCGCCTCAAATATTCAGAGATGGTCATGTTACTAAAATCAATAGGCTTATCTGACGGAATCATTTTATTACCAACAGTACCTTTGTTGTACGCATTATAACCGGCTTTGCCGCTTTCATATTTTGATATGTTGGCCGCAAGAGATTCTTTACCAACTAAAGCGGCAGTACCAGCAAGTGCACCGCCAACCAATATTGCAGCACCACCGATTTTGCCAGCAGTAGGTGGTTTAGGTGCTGTGGGTGTAGGTTTAGGTGCTGGTGCTGTGGGTGTAGGTTTAGGTGCTGGTGCTGTGGGTGTAGGTTTAGGTGCTGGTGCTGTGGGTGTAGGTTTAGGTGCAGATACAGTTGGCTTAGTTACTTCTTTTGGAGGTGTAACGGGTTCTCCTTTGGCTTTATCTAACTGATCAGTTTTCTTTTTTTGTTTGCCGATCTCTTTACCGGCATCATCTAATTTTTTTGTTTGTTTTTTTGTTGGCTTAGCTTTTTTTCTGGTAGTCAACGCTTCAATGAGGGCCTGATTTCTACGATTTTCTTCAGATTCAATTTCTTCTTGTTGGTTTTCTCTTTGTTCTAATTCTAATTTTCTATCGTTTTCAATTTTAACAAACAAATCATATATTTGACCAAGATATTGAACTACAGATCCAGAATCAACAGAGGAACTTTTTATTCCTTGATAATCTCGTGGCTTTTTGCCGGTAAAAAAACCAATATCTCGTTTACTTCTTCCTGTTAAAGCACCAAGAAAAGCAGGTGCAAATTTAGAACCACCAGTTACAACTCTGGCGATGTTTAGTGGATCAAAGCGTTGTTTAATGCCGGTAAAAGTTGCTTTTGTTCTATCAGAAATGGAACTTCCAATGGCAGCACCCGTGCCCATACCCGATGATAACCTTTCGGTCATCATAGACATTAAACCTTTTTTTCTGATGTCTTTGGCTTTAAAATAGTCCATTTACTTTTTTCTTTGTCTTTCTCGTATCTTTTGGTTTTCTTCTTCAATATACGCAATCAACATAGAAACGTAAATGTCCCGTTCCCAAGGCATCATATTTTCAAGCTCTGACAAACTATACTTGTGGTGTTGTATCAATGAAAAGTTTGTCTTGTAATAATTACTCAGATTGTCATGACGAAAAATTAGCCGAAAAAATTTTCTAGGCCTTCTACTTCTATTTTATGGTGAAACCCACACTTTGAGCAATCAATTTCAACTGTTTGTTTTAAACTTGGCAAATTATTAAAAAAATTCTCTACCTTGGCAAACTGTGATTGATTCATGCCTTCCACAAACTCTAACATTTCACCTGGTTGTGCTTCTGCTGAGTAATAGAATTGTTCACCATCATAGATATACTCTATAGAACTGGCAATCATATTAAATGTGGTTTCAGTAATATTATTATACTTCAATGAATCTTGAACTATGTTGAACTCTGGATATTTTAATTTGATTGAGATTGTGTCGGTCAACTGAATTTCATCAGAAACACCTTCTTTGCGTTCAACCTGTAAATCTAATAGATTGATTTCTTTTTCCATTAAATTACCACATACTTTATCTTCAACTTCATTATTGCACTTATATTTTGATTCAACAACCTCACCTACTGATTTAGCACGTAAGTTAACAAAATAATATTCAACATCAATGATGGGTAATTTTTCAATATCGACACCTTCCGTTAAGGTACAATTATAAAGGATATCTTTTACATTTTGGTGAATTGTGGATGTTTCATTCGATTCAACTGCCATCAAAAGGTTTCTTTGTTCTTTAACCAAAAATGGTCTGTATTTAATTTTCTTTTTAGATAACGGCAATTCTATTTCATATGTCGGCACATCAAGTTTTGGTAAAGCCATAATTTATCTCCTTATAAAATCACTTAAAAATACTTCTTTGTATGTTATTCACTATTGATTGACCAGCTGCACTTACAGCACCTTGAGCGTTTCCACCTAAACCACCAACCACATCAGAAAAATTGGCCAAGCCAGCATCGACCAATTCCATACCAAATGATTGTAGAGAATTATTACTCCAACGAGTGTATGCAAAAGTTACTGAAAGCTTGTGTGGGTTATCGGATGACCAATCTAAATCTAATTGATTCATTGAAATTGGAAACGCATCAAACAAATTAACAGAATATGATACTTTGTTTTCTACATCATATTGATTAATCTGTATTGTCGTGGAATAATCACCCTTGTATCTAAAATTATAATTGTATGTTGGATTAATAAAATTCATCCAAGCATCAAAGAATATTTTTTGTTGCATATCACCATCAACAATAAAAGTTAAATCCATGTCGTTATAACCAGTCAGATATGGATACTTCTCAACAGGATTAGATCCAATTTTTTGTTCTACTGTCATTAAACTTCTACCTGGCAAATTAGCATTCTCACAACGGTACACTAAATTTCTAGCCGATTTGATATATGGTATTAAAGTTAAAGGAATAGGAATGTTCACATCAAACCTATTTGCTCTCGCTAGGTCTTTTGTGAAACTGGATTTAAAATCGTTAATGGTACCTGGCATTTAACTTTTCCTTATTTCTTCTAATGAATCTTGCCAAACTTCATTTACCGAAGCCTTTTTAAACTGGTGAATAGGCAAGTATGCCGCAATATCCCATTCATTTGGTTGTACGGCAAGTATTTTTGACTGAATATGACCATGTAAATACTTCTTCAAGCATGGCCGAAACTCTCTATAACGCTTGGAGGCGTTTAAAATATCGTAGCTGACTCTCATACGCATAATATCATTATTGCCGTCAAGGATGGCGTAATCCATCAGTTTATCCAAAAGCGTGATTCGGTATTTTACCGGTAGATAATGTAGGTTTAAACCGAGAAAACCATCTTTATATTTTTCCAATACCAAAACCAAAGGAAAGCGGTCATAATATGGTATGTCTTTTTTCGTTTTAGGATCATAATAAAAATAATATAATCCACCAGTCACAAAACGATTTCTTTTTCTAAAAGCTTCGTTATTGATTGTTGATGGTATTCCTGAAGGATTTCTCAACTCAGCAATCTTTGTGGTTAGCCATTTAAGAGAATCACGGCTCATTATTTGCAATTGAGCAGTTGTTCTTTCTTTGGCTAATTGTGTAAGTTTAGATCCCATTGTATTATTTAGTCTATAGTCCTAGATGATCTTCTGTTATTAACTTAAACTCCCAACCACGATCTAAACAATATTCCGTGGCGGCCTTCCATTTGGCTTGATTGATTCCATATGTAACCACCTCATTTATGTATTGTTTTGTCAATCGTTTTTTAGTTTCAGGAGTGATTGTTTGTTTCTTAGGTTTAACTTCAAGTAACATTGTTTTCAACACTCCTGTTTTGGTTCTAACTTTAATCAAAAAATCTGGAAAGTAACGATGCCACAGGCCATCTTTTGGAGATTTATAAGGAATGATCAATTCTTCTGATGCCCATGATACAATATCTGGATTTTTGTCGAACCAATTCATCATCTTACACTCCCAAGAAGAGCGATAAATGATATTATTAGGATCCCCAACGTATTTTTGAGGATTAGAAGGTGTGAAACGTCCATTATAAGCCATATAAATACTATGTATAACTTTTTTAATAGAGGATTCAATGGCCATTATTTCCATACCAAATTCTATAGGTGGAGTTTCCATACCTGGAGCCTTAGTTGAAGGTCCATTAGGTACTCTATTTGGAAATAAATTTGGTCGAACCGATTTACAATACCCTAGAGATTTACAGACATCGACAAGAGGCCATGTTGTTGTAATTAATATCAATGAAATAACACCAGCAACATATGAAAGTGTAAAGAGCAGTTTTATTAAAGGTAAAGATAAATTATTTGGTGCTGTTAATAGTGCTGTCAATAATGCTGGTAGTTCTTTAGAATCAGGATTAAATGCTGTTACATCTTATGTTGACGATATAAAAAGTGGAAAAATATCACTTGGTGGCGAATTAGATAAATCGGTTGCTGGATTGAAAGATTTTCTAGGTAATGACAGTATCAACATTAAAAACCCAACCAAAAAATCTGTTGCCGGAATATCATTGTATATACCAGATACGATGGCTTTTACATATTCTGCTTCATACGGACAATTAAGTTTGGTTGACGCTGCTGCTCAGGTACCGGGAATAGGCAGAGCAGTTGGTGCAATCGCTTCTATTGCTACCAGTGGGCCAGCAAGATTATTGGCCAAGGGTGCCGGATTTGCTTTTAACCCACAACAACAATTATTATTTGATGGTATAGATTTTAGAACATATCAGATGGCATTTACATTTACACCATATTCTAAAAAAGAAGCGGAAACAGTTGCAAAAATTGTTAAAATGTTAAAAACACATGCAGCACCACGATTGGCAGAAGGCACAGCCGGTATGTTTTTTGTACCTCCGTCAACATTTAATTTAGAATTTTTATTTAATGGTAAAAGAAATCAAAATGTTGGCCGAGTTGCTGAGAGTGTAATTGAAAGTATTGATATCAATTATTCTCCAAACGGATTTTCAACTTTTGGTGATGGTGCACCAGTTCAAACAACAGTAACTATAAATTTCAAAGAAGTTGAACTCATTACAAGAGAAAAAATAGAAAAAGAAGGTTATTAATGCAATATTTCGACACATTACCAAAAATTATTAAAACCGATACAAGTGGTAATTCATCACTAATGGTGAATTTGATGGCAAGGTGTAGTGTTATTCCCGACATACTTAATAATCCATTAGTATATTATTCATATGATATCCAAGAAGGAGATACACCAGAAATTATTGCTTACAAATATTATGGTGATTCTTATCGTTATTGGATTGTTTTATACGTAAATCAAATATTAGACCCACAATGGCAATGGCCAATGCAGTCTAGTGTTTTAGAATCTTATATCACAGATAAATATAATTTTAATGCTAAAGCTACCATTCATCATTATGAAAAAGTGATTACCAAATTTAATTCAAGAACAAGCACCACGACAATTGACAATTATATTATTGATCAACAATCTTATAATACTTTACAAACCGGAGTGTTTGAACGTAACATGGCAACCGGACCATTTACTATAACCACTAGCCGTAAAACAGTTTCTTATTATGAATACGAAACAGATTTAAATGAATCGTATAGAAATATAAAATTATTAAATTCAATTTATGTGGGTGAATTGGAAAAACAGTTTAAAAAATTAATGGCTTAACATGGCAGAATTTGATCAATCTTCTTTAGGTGTGGAATCTCCTGGTGCCTACTATACACAAGACTATTCATTAGAAACTTTAAATTTTTTAACTTCAAGTGGTCAAAAATTTGAGTTAAAACGTTTAATGATTGATATGTCCTATTATGAGGACCTTTATAGTTTTACAGCCTCAGGTTATGTTACAGTAACAGATTCTCAAGGATTTATTGAACTTTTTCAATTAACAGGTAATGAATTCATTGAAGTTAATTTTGGTAAAGTAAAAAATGGATCAAACAATAATGATCAATTGTTTCGAGTATACAAAGTTGGAGGTAAAAAACCTGCAGGAAATTTAAATACTGAAACATACACACTATATTTCTGTTCGGAAGAATTGTTGTTATCTGAACAAATTAAAATCAGTAAATCGTATACTGGCCAAAAAATATCCACTATTGTAGAAAACATATTGGTTGATAAATTAAAAGTGCCTAGCAGCAAAATTAATAACATTGAATCAACAACTGGTTTATATGATTTTGTTATACCTCGATTAAAACCATTTGAAGCGATTAGTTGGTTGTCAACTTATGCTCGACCAGCAAATAATGGTTCCGTTGGTGCTGATATGTTATTCTTTGAAACTAAAGATGGGTTTAATTACCGATCATTGCAGTCCATGTTTAAAGAAGAACCATATGCTACTTACAAGTATCAGGCACAAAACATTGCCATGGATAAACAATCTTTTAAAGAAAAAACAATAAGTGTTTTGGATTATGAATTTGTTAAAACTTATGATTCAGTCAACGAAATAAGTTCTGGCACATTTGCAAACAGATTAATTTCAATTGATCCATTAACAAGGTCATACAAAGTAACCGATTTTGATTATTTAAAGTATAAGAACCAAGCAGTTACATTAAATGAAGGTGAAGTAAGTAATGCGTTAAAGAATAGATTGGGGTTAACTCAATATGAAACATATGATGCAACACTAAAAGTAGCTTTGTCAAATTCTGGCCAAAATGAAGCAGCTTACTTTAAAGAAATACCAGGATCAGTTGCAAAAAACATTGCAATAGAAACATATTTGCCAAATAGAACGGCACAAATTGCTCTCGCAAATTATACTGTTGTTAAATTAACAATACCTGGTGATCCAGGTTTGACAGTAGGCAGAACAATTGAATTTAATTTGATGTCACTAAGACCAGAAACAAACGAAAAACAATTGGACAAATTTTATTCAGGCAAATATTTGGTCACAGCAGTTCGACATATCATACAACCAAATAAATATCAAACAGTTCTTGAAATTAGTAAAGATAGTGTACCAAATAATTATCAAGAAATAGATCAAACGGCATTTAAAGAAGCGGTGGCAGAATGAATAATTTTATAGGCAAAGATGGATTTAATTGGTGGTATGGTGTAGTAGAAGATGTTAACGATCCAGCCAAATTGGGTCGAGCAAAAGTTCGTATCTTCGGACACCACACAGATAACTTGGTAGAATTACCAACAAAAGATTTACCTTGGGCCGCAGCCGTTAATCCAGTAAACAATTCAAAATCATTTAGTGCACCTAGATTAGGTGACTATGTGATGGGTTTCTTCTCTGACGGAACTTCATCACAATCACCAATAATGATGGGTGTTTTTCCTGGACTTGAAGCTGTACCAAATAAAAATAAAGGATTTTCACCTCAGAGTGATTTAAAACCGGCAACACCACCATCAGGCCAAGTTCAATATGAAGCAGGCAAACCTACACTTTCACCTTTATCTAGAGGTGTGGTTGATAAAACAGCCATTTCACAATCCAATGCTAATTTAGCTCATGTGTGTGACATCTCAGTAAATATGAAATTTGAAATTGCTAAAATGGCATTTAAAACAAGTGAATTGGTAGAAACAATTAGATCCGCAATTAAAGGCCTTTGGGCTAGTGCATCTTCAAGTCCATTTGCTGATGAAATCAGAAGTGCTATAAAAACAATTAAAGCACAAGTTAAAGTAATACAAAAATTTATTAAAAAAATACAACAATATGCCGGAGCTGTTAAAGATTTAATGGATCAACTACAAAAAATAATTCAATACGTTGCTACATTACCAGCAAGAATAGCCAAATTTCTACAAGATTGTTTAAAAGAAGCTCTTGGTGGTATATCTGGTGCAATTGCTGTAGGTCAAGAAATTCAAAAAAATATTACAGAAGGAAATGTTTCTTTAGCGAACTCATCAGCTATTGCAGCAGAACTAGCTTTGACCGATAAAGAAACTATTGTGCCAGTTCAAAATACGATTGTGAAACCATAATGGCCGATATGTCATGGACGGAACCGGAATCAGCAGCTAATACTGATTACCAACCAATATATTCTTATAATAATATACAACAAACAGAATCAGGTCATTCATTTGAAATGGATGATACACCAACTCGTGAACGTGTTCGTATACAACACCGTTCAGGTTCGTTTATTGAGATGCATCCTAACGGTGACGAAGTTCATAAAATTGTTGGTAAAGGCTATGAAATTATTGCTTCTGATAAAAACGTATTAATTAGAGGCATTTGCAACATAACTATTGAGGGTGATTCGGCACTTCATATTAAAGGTGATGCTTATACACAAATTGATGGGTCTGCATATCAAAATGTTAAAGGTGATGTAAATCAATCCGTTTCTGGAGATGCAATACAATCCGTTGACGGTGATGTGGAAATAAATTCTTCTGGTGATATTACATTGGGTGCTTCAACCGTTAACGTAAATGCTGATTTGTATGTTCGTGGTGATATAGGCACATCACAATCAGTTCAAGCAGATGGAAATATTACAGCAGGTCTTTCTGTATCTGGTAATAAATCTGTTGAAACTTTAGGTTATATGATAGCAGGTACAACAATTGATGCCGGCATTTCAATGTTTGCGCCAATGGTTTCAGATATGTTTGGTTCAGTACAAATGTTTAGAATAAAAGTTAATATGCATACTCATATTGGAAACCGTGGATTCCCAACTTCACCTCCATTAAACGCACCAATGGAATCATAATATGTCCAGTATATACAATAGATTAGGATATAATTTTGATACCACCAAATTTGGTGATGATGTCGATTTAGCTCCTGGTGCGAATAACTTTCTTAATAATTCTTCAATTAATTTAAGTCAATGGCAAGTTGATGATATTGCAACATCAACAGCAACAGGTTACTATCAGAATCCATATTCATCTGTATTAAGTAATATGACAGTTGTTCTTACAGGTATGGCTGCAAACTGTAACATCAGTTCAATAACTTTTAATGTAGCTCCAACACAAGCAAACACATTATATTCTTCAATTATAAATGCATTAACGGCTGTTTCTGATTTTACAACACACACAAATTATATATCTGGTGTTGAACGATCAGCCAATACTGTTTTATATCCAGATTTAAATACAGCCCTATCAATTGGTCGCCAAGTATTAAGCTTAACCAATAAATCGGATCAAACACAAAATAACGTGCCGGTATTAGGAAATTTTACTAGCCTCTATATTCGTGACGATGTTGATTCAAGAAGTAACGCAATAATTATAGATTCAAGAACTTTAGGTAATTCTCTGTATGTTGAAGATGGTAACACATACAGTAACATTTCTGTTTCTAGTATTAACACAATTATAACAGATGTTAATTCTCTACAAACCTTGTTGGCAACCAGAAGAAACGGAGATATTAATTTTTATCAAAATTCGTTGGCAATTATAAGAGATTATCAAACCGTTTTGACTTTTTCTAGTGTTGGTGATACACAAAATTCTTTATTGCAAATAGTTGGCACAACAAAATTAAAAACTGATTTAGCTACTGCAAAGCCTTTGGCTGTAACAGTAAATACTTCAGCCGTATTGTATAATAATCCGTTTGCATCTGCTTTAACGTCAGGCACAGGAACAGGCACAACAATTGTAACTGGTGGTACGGGTGCCACAACTACTGGTGAAACAGGAACTTTTACTCTTACAGATACGGGTGTTAGTCCTGGAACTTATGGTTCTGCAAACAGAGTTCCTATTTTTACAGTAGATAGGTTTGGCCGCATTACATCTGCCACCTCTTTAGAAGCTGCTGGTGGTGGTGTATCGATTATTCAATTTGACACAACAACAACTAATCCAATTGCTGTTGACAATTTTGATATTTACACATATCGAAGTGCCAAATATGAAATACAAATAACATCAGGTTCTTTTTATCAAGTAATTGAGTTAAGGGTAATGCACAATGGAATTTGTGCCTTTATGACTCAATACGGTGAACTTGTAAGTGATATTACTCTTGGTCAATTTGATGCTGATGTTGCAAACAACGTGGTTAATTTATATTTTCGTCCTACACAAGCAATAAATACTGTTAAGATGATTAGAAGGTTAATCACAATATAATTTTTTAAAAAGGTGATTTTATTATGCGTTTTCATATTTTAGGTTTACCACATACTGTATCTTCAAAAGAATATAATGCTTGTGCTTATACACAAAAGGTAGTTAAATTTGGCAAAATGATGAAGTCGTTAGGCCATACTATTATACACTACGGCCACGAAGATTCAGATTTAGTTTGTGATGAACATGTTACGGTCACCACTAATAAAGATTTAGAAATTGCTTATGGTGATTATGACTGGCGTAAGAATTTTTATAAATTTGATGTCAATGACCATGCTTACCAAACATTCTATAAAAACGCCATTGTGGAGGTTGGTAAAAGAAAACAAAAACACGATTTTATTCTTCCTTTTTGGGGATCAGGTGTGCGTCCAGTTTGTGATGCACATTCAGATTTAATTTGTGTTGAACCAGGAATTGGTTATGCTGGCGGACATTGGGCTCGCTGGAAAATATTTGAATCATATGCAATATACCATGCTTATTATGGAATGACAGCCGTTGGTAGTTGCAAACAAGATTGGTATGATGCAGTTATTCCAAACTATTTTGATCCTGATGATTTTACTTTCCAAGAAAAGAAAAAAGATTATTTTTTATTTTTAGGTCGTGTATATGATGGTAAAGGTGTAAATGTTGCGGTTCAAGTAACTGAAGCACTTGGTGCCAAATTAATTATTGCAGGCCAAAATTCATTAACTCAAATGGGTTATAAAGAGATACCTGCTCATATTACTGAAATTGGTTACGCTGACGTTGAGATGCGAAGAAAATTGATGTCCGGTGCAAAAGCAGCCTTTGTGCCATCAATGTATGTTGAACCTTTTGGTGGAGTTCAAGTTGAAATGTTGTTCTCAGGAACACCTACAATTACAACTGATTGGGGTTCATTTACAGAAAATAACATACATGGAATTACTGGTTATCGTTGTAGAACCTTTGAACAATATTTGTGGGCTGCTAACAATATTCACAATATTAATCCTAAAAATTGTCGTGCTTTTGCTGAAAACTTTACATTAGAAAAAGTTGGCAAAATGTATGAGGAATATTTTCAATCTGTTTTAAATGTTTACACTGGTAATGGTTGGTATGAAAGAAATGATGCAAGACTTCAATTGAATTGGTTAAAGAAAAATTATCCTCATGAAATGCCTCAAACTATTAAACTAAATAGTTAGTTATAGAAGTACGTTTTAAAACAAAGGGGATAGTGAACCTTGAGCTGTGACGCAAATAATTTTTTCATAGTAAAAAATGGGCTGACTGTTGGCATTACTCCGGTAATTGCCGCTAATGGAGCTTGGATAGGACCTTTAGGTTCAAATCCTGGAGCTACAGGCGCTCAAGGTGCTACTGGTGCGTTAGGTGTTCAAGGTGCTACGGGTATACAAGGTGCTACTGGCCTTGGTGCAACAGGTTTAACTGGACCAACAGGCGCAACAGGTCCTTCAGGTGGGCCAACAGGTGCAACCGGTGATATCGGTGCAACCGGCGCAACAGGTCAATTAGGAACAACCGGCGCTACTGGCCCAATTGGAATTCCTGGACCACAAGGTTCAACAGGATTAACTGGCGCAACCGGTATTCAAGGCTTGACTGGTGCGACAGGAACTCCAGGATCGATAGGTAGTTTAGGTTCAACTGGTGCAACCGGCCCACAAGGTCCAGTAGGACTTAGAGGTGCAACAGGTTCTACCGGTAATCAAGGCACAACAGGTGCAACCGGCCAAAATCAGCCTTGGATCACAATCTCATCAAATACAACGGTAACACTCAATCAACAGTATCTTGCAAATACTGCAAACGGATCTTTTACAATTACACTTCCTGCATCACCCGTGCTCAGTAACACAGTTATTATTGCTGATGCTGGAACTTTTAATAATGATTGGAGTGTTCGAAATCTTATAATTAATCCAAATGGTGAAACAATTGAAGGTGTTAATGATACACTTGTATTGGATGTGGGTCAGAGTTTAGTTTATTTGATTTATGATGGTACAACATGGCGACAAGTATCAAGTGCTGGTCCAATAGGTTTAACAGGTTCAACTGGATCAATTGGAACAACAGGTGCAACAGGTCCAATTGGAACAACAGGTGCAACTGGTCCAACAGGATCTACAGGTGCAGGAACAACCGGTGCTACAGGTACCACCGGTCCTGTTGGGCCAATAGGTCCACGAGGATCTACTGGTGCAACTGGCATTGAAGGACCAATAGGTTCAACAGGTGCAACTGGACAAATTGGAACAACTGGTGCAACTGGACTACAAGGTGAAATTGGTTTAACAGGATCTACAGGACTTATAGGTACAACAGGATCCACAGGAGCTACTGGTGTATTGGGATCCACAGGTGCAACAGGTCCAATTGGAACAACTGGTGCAACTGGTGCTACAGGATCTTTAGGTTCAACAGGTGCTACAGGATCTTTAGGTTCAACAGGTGCCACAGGATTACGAGGCGCTACTGGCGCAACAGGTGCTACTGGTGGATTTGGTTCAACTGGTGCAACTGGTCCTCAAGGTGATCCAGGTGGCGCAACTGGACCAATAGGATCGACTGGTGCAACCGGTGCAGGAACAACTGGCGCTACTGGTGCTACAGGAAGCTTGGGTACTACAGGAGCTACTGGTCCATTAGGTTCTACCGGCGCTACAGGTTTAAGAGGATTTACGGGATCTACGGGACCAATTGGAACAACAGGTGCAACTGGACCTCAAGGTGATCCAGGTGGTGCAACAGGTGCTACGGGAGAAATGGGTGCTACAGGAGATGTTGGACCTTTTGGAGCAACAGGTTTAACCGGTGAAATTGGTCCTGTTGGTGAAACAGGCGCAACTGGACCACAAGGTGCCACAGGTATTCAAGGTACTCCAGGTGGTGCAACAGGTCCAATTGGAATAACTGGTGCAACTGGATCACAAGGTGCCACAGGCATTCAAGGTCCCACAGGTGCCACAGGACCAAGAGGTAATATTGGTAATACTGGATTAACAGGAGCTACAGGTGTAGGTGCCACAGGCATTCAAGGTTCCACAGGTGCCACAGGACCAAGAGGTAATATTGGTAATACTGGATTAACAGGAGCTACAGGTGTAGGTGCTACAGGCATTCAAGGCGCAACAGGATTAACTGGTGCAACAGGTATTCAAGGTGATCCGGGTGGTGCTACGGGAACCACCGGTGCTACGGGACCTCAAGGTTTAAGAGGTGCAACAGGACTTCAAGGTTTTCAAGGAAATGTAGGTTCAACAGGTGCCACAGGACCAAGAGGTAATACCGGTGATACTGGTGCAACCGGTTTAATAGGTTCAACAGGTCCAACTGGTAATACAGGATCAACAGGATTAACTGGTGCAACAGGTATTCAAGGTGATCCGGGTGGTGCTACGGGAACCACCGGTGCTACAGGAGCTACAGGCATAGGTTCTACTGGTGCAACGGGTGTAATTGGAACGACAGGTGCCACCGGTGCTACCGGCGGCATAGGTTCAACTGGTTCAACTGGTCCAGTAGGCTCAACGGGCGCAACTGGTCTTGAGGGTGCCACAGGAGAAACAGGTTCTATTGGTCCTACAGGTGCAACTGGTGTTTTTGGTTCTACGGGCCCTAGAGGACCACAAGGATTTACAGGATCTACTGGACCAATTGGAACAACTGGTGCAACTGGATCTCAAGGTGCAACTGGACCAATTGGATTACAAGGAACTCAAGGTGTAACTGGTAATACAGGAACAACTGGTGCAACTGGATCTCAAGGTGCAACTGGACCAATTGGATTACAAGGAACTCAAGGTGTAACTGGTAATACAGGAACAACTGGTGCAACTGGATCTCAAGGTGCAACTGGACCTCAAGGTGCCACCGGCGAAGGAGCAACCGGTGCAACTGGACCAATTGGAATACAAGGACCTCAAGGTGTAAGAGGTTCAACTGGACCAATTGGAATACAAGGACCTCAAGGTGACATTGGTAGTACAGGACCACAGGGACCTCAAGGTGATCCGGGTGGTGCAACGGGTGCAACTGGACTACAAGGTGCCACCGGCGAAGGAGCAACCGGTGCAACTGGATCAATTGGAACAACTGGTGCAACTGGACCACAAGGTGCCACAGGTATTCAAGGTGTGATTGGTAATACGGGAACAACTGGTTCAACTGGATCAATTGGAACAACTGGTGCAACTGGACCACAAGGTGATACAGGATCAACTGGATTAATTGGACCAATTGGTGCTACAGGAGCTACAGGTATAGGCTCTACTGGTGCCACAGGACCAAGAGGTAATATTGGTAATACTGGATTAACAGGAGCTACAGGTGTAGGTGCTACAGGAGCTACAGGTTTATTAGGTTCTACTGGTGCCACAGGACCAAATGGCTCAACAGGAGCTACAGGCGCAACTGGATCAATAGGTGGTACCGGTGCCACAGGTGTAATTGGAACAACGGGTGCCACAGGTTTTGATGGATCAACAGGAGCTACAGGAGCGACTGGTGTAATTGGTTCTACAGGATCGACAGGAATAACAGGATCAAGAGGTTCTACTGGTATTACGGGAAATACAGGTGCAACAGGACTTTTTGGATCCACAGGCGCAACTGGTGTTTTCGGTTCTACGGGAGCAACCGGTGTTTTTGGTTCAACAGGTGCAACTGGTCTTGAGGGCGCTACAGGTGCAACGGGCGTCTTTGGTTCTACAGGTGCAACTGGTGTTTTTGGTTCTACGGGCCCTAGAGGACCACAAGGATTTACAGGATCTACTGGACCAATTGGAACAACTGGTGCAACTGGATTAAAAGGCAATACAGGATCCACAGGACCAACGGGTACAACAGGATCCACAGGACTAACAGGTTCCACAGGAGCCACAGGCCTTGAAGGCTCGACTGGCGCTTCGGGTGCTCAAGGTGACAAATATAGAACAACTTCAAATACAACATTAACTTTAAGTGATTACAATGTTGGTAATCAATTAATTTTAACAACAGCAAATTTATTTTTAAGTTATAGTTCACAACAAAGTGTAATTCTTGCTGCTGATGAAAATCCTAATAATTATTTAAACGGTAGTGTTTATTTTTACAATCAATCAAATGGACAATTAATATTAACTGTTACAAATAATGATTTTGCCAGTAACACTTCTTATAGTTCTTGGTTAATTAATTTAAATGGTTCTGTTGGTATTGCTGGTGCAACCGGTGCCACAGGATTTACGGGTAATACTGGTGCAACAGGGCTCCAAGGATCAACCGGTGCCACAGGACCTGAAGGTGCAACAGGTGTATTTGGTTCTACAGGTGCAACAGGAGAACCTGGTTTGACTGGTTCTACAGGTGCAACAGGACCTGAAGGTGCAACAGGTGTATTTGGTTCAACAGGTGCAACAGGAGAACCTGGTTTATTTGGATCAACCGGTGCCACAGGACCTGAAGGTGCAACAGGTGTATTTGGTTCTACAGGTGCAACAGGAGAACCTGGTTTATTTGGATCAACCGGTGCCACAGGACCAATTGGTTCCACAGGAGCATTTGGTTCCACAGGTGCAACAGGAGAACCTGGTTTATTTGGATCAACCGGTGCAACGGGTGTATTTGGTTCAACAGGTGCAACAGGAATACCTGGTTTGACCGGTTCCACAGGTGTAACTGGACTAACAGGAAATACCGGTGCCACAGGACCAATCGGTGCCACCGGTGTATCGAATGGATCTTTTAAAACATGGAAAGTTGATGGCCAAAGTGATTTGGTTGCTATTGATGAAGATATTATACAACTGGTTTCAGAAAATGATGTTATACTTAGAATTAACGCAAACACAAATCCTAAGCAATTAATTATTTCAACCAAAAGAATACGGCACATAGATATAGATGGTGGTTCGGCAATTTCTGTTTATAGTCCATCGGATATGATGGATATAGAAGGTGGTTCCGCAATTTCTGTTTACGGTCTATTAGACATAATTGACGGAGGAGCAGGAAATACTGTTTTTTCATCATCAGATTTAATTTATAACGGAGGCACAGCTTAAAATGGCTAGCAAAATACAAATAAGACGAGATTCATCAAATAATTGGACAAGCACGAACCCCACTTTGTCACAAGGTGAACCTGGTTATGAAATAGACACCACTAAAATAAAATATGGTGATGGTGTAACTCCATGGAATAGTTTACTATACACTTCAGGAACTCCTGGTGCAACCGGTCCTGCAGGGAATACTGGTGCTACTGGACCAATAGGTTCAACAGGACCAACAGGCAATACAGGATCAACAGGTCCAGTAGGTTCAACAGGACCAACAGGTAATACTGGTGAAATTGGTTTAACTGGTTCAACAGGTCTAACTGGTAATACTGGTGCTACTGGACCAATAGGTTCAACAGGACCAACAGGAGATACTGGTGCTACTGGTCCAACAGGTTCAACAGGTCCTACGGGTGCAACTGGTTCAGTTGGATCTACTGGTGAAACCGGCTTAGGATTTACTATTGCAAAAACGTACTCAAACGTTGCATCATTAACAGCTGACACATCACCAACAGGAATTGCTAATGGACAGTTTGCAATCATTGATACAGGCAATGTAGAAGATGCTGAAAATTCAAAATTATACTTATGGAATGGTTTAATATACACATATGTGACTGATTTATCTGGTGCTGCAGGTATTCAAGGACAAACTGGTGCAACAGGTCCAGTAGGTTCTACAGGACCAACAGGTAATACAGGATCCACAGGTCCAATAGGTTCTACAGGACCAACAGGGAATACTGGTGCTACAGGACCAACAGGTAATACTGGTGAAATTGGTTTAACTGGTTCAACAGGTCTAACTGGTAATACTGGTGCTACTGGACCAATAGGTTCAACAGGACCAACAGGTAATACTGGTGAAATTGGTTTAACTGGTTCAACAGGTCTAACTGGTAATACTGGTGCTACTGGACCAATAGGTTCAACAGGACCAACAGGTAATACTGGTGAAATTGGTTTAACTGGTTCAACAGGTCTAACTGGTAATACTGGTGCTACTGGACCAATAGGTTCAACAGGACCAACAGGAAATACAGGATCCACAGGTCCAGTAGGTTCAACAGGACCAACAGGAGATACTGGTGCTACTGGACCAATAGGTTCAACAGGACCAACAGGCAATACAGGATCCACAGGTCCAGTAGGTTCAACAGGACCAACAGGAAATACAGGATCCACAGGTCCAGTAGGTTCAACAGGACCAACAGG